ATTGACACTTCCCATTGTTACATTCAGGCTGACATTAATGACATAATAATAGAGCAGATTCGCAGATTTTTAGTGGAATACAAAATCAGTGTATATGAAGAAGAGACCCACACTGGATTGGTTCGCCATATCCTTACCAGAGTGGGTTTTACAACAGGTGAGATTATGGTGTGCCTGGTAATCAATGGAACAAAACTTCCTCACCAGGAGGAATTTATAGAGTTTTTAACCCGCATTCCTCATATGACAAGTATTAGTCTGAACCTTAATCAGGAGAAAACCAATGTGATACTTGGTAATAAAGTGATTACCTTGTGGGGGCAACCTTATATTACTGATTATATTGGTAAAATCAAATATCAGATATCCCCCCTATCCTTTTATCAGGTAAATCCGGTACAGACAAAAAAATTGTATGAAATTGCACTAGAATATGCTGACTTACATGGGAATGAGGTTGTATGGGATCTTTACTGTGGAATCGGAACCATTTCCTTGTTCCTGGCAGGGAAAGCAAAACAGGTATATGGGGTAGAGATTATACCTGAGGCAATAGAGGATGCAAAAAGAAATGCAGAGATTAATTTTATTCAGAACGCAGAATTCTTCGTTGGAGCAGCAGAAGACATCCTTCCAGAAAAATATAAAGAAGAAAATATCTATGCAGATGTTATCGTTGTAGATCCCCCAAGAAAAGGGTGCGACGAGAGTCTGTTAGATACTATCGTACAAATGGCACCAAAAAAGGTTGTGTATGTCTCCTGCGATCCGGCAACACTGGCACGAGATTTAAAGTATCTGTGCGGTAGAGGGTATGAGATGAAAAGAGTGCAGGCGGTGGATCAGTTTGGGCATAGTGTGCATGTGGAGACCGTTGCATTACTTTGCAGTAAAACCAACTGTCTACATTAATAAAATAACAGCTATAATTTAGTTTGCCTACCATATGCCAACGTTATTATTTTGTGGTAGGCAAACTTAAATTAACTGCACTCTCAAATATACCAACTGTCATTTCTGACATTTTTTCTGTGGCATTAACATACGTGTCCATTGTAGTAGCAATACGCGAGTGACCCAATCTCTTTTGCACATCTTTCATATTAGCACCGCTTTCAATTAATATGGTTGCATGAGTGTGTCTTAATGAGTGAAAATTAAACTGTATTCCAAGGCCATAATTTATTACCCTCGAACAATATCTTGATAAATCAGGATTAACAAGTGTGCCATTTTCTTGTGTGCAAATAAATTCTATGGCATCATCGACAATCTTGTGTTCCACAGAATTATCAAGTCCATATATATTTAAATTTTTCCGTTTATAATATTGCATGTAATAGCAACCATACTTTAACCTATTCTCTAATTGCCATTTTCTATGCTTTTTAAGTGCCTCTAACAGCGTATCACCTATGGGTATTTCACGATATGACGTTGCTGTCTTTGGGGTCTCCAGATACCATTTTTTATCCATATGTTTAACTAAAATTCGCTCAATTTTAATCTTTTTATTATCTAAATCGACCATGTCCCATGTAAGCCCAGTGCATTCAGAAATTCTTGTTCCTGTATAGAAACAGATCATAAGAATAATGTAATATTGGTTGCTATATGGGAATCTTTCAATTATGGTGTTAAATTCTTTTGCTGTGATTATTTTATGGTCCGTATCAGCTTTCTTGTGTGGGCACTTAGGAAGCTTAACATACATCATTGGATTTATTTTTATAAAATGGCCAGGCTCTACAGCATAAAAAAAAGAACCGGACAATACACCGTGTATATTACTCAAATAATTTTTGCTAAGTCCGTTAGAATATAACTTATTTAAATGTTGTTGCAATATTTGCGAAGTGATAGAGGTTAATTTATATTGCCCCAAATACGGCTTTATGTGTATATCGATAATGGTTTTATATATTCGTTGTGTATTTGGCTTGCATTCAATAGAGACATAGTTACTGTACCAATAGTCAAGGTAATCAGATAGCGATATTTGACTTGGTTCAAAAAACATACCTGCGTTGTTGTATTCTTGTAATGCATTTCTAAGCGCTGCTTCCGCTTCTTTTTTTGTTCTTCCACCAACGCGCTCAATGCGTTTACGCTTTCCATTTATTTCTGCAGCTTCGAAAGAGTAATACCATTTTTCCCCTCTCTTCCTTATATGACCCTCCATAATACCTCCTTGAATTGTTATTTTTTATTGTTACGCATAAAATTTACAAAATTAATAATGCTAGAGATTTCATCCTCTGTTAGCTCATTATCTTTAATATCTAATTTATCCAGAGCCTTGTAGAGAGATGGTGTTTTAACATCATCGTTACGCTTGTCGGTCCATCCCATTAAATAAGCAGGGGTACTTTCCAATGCATAAGCTATCATTTCGATTTTATCAGATGGAATATTAGTAACAATGTTGTTTTCGTATTTGTGAATTGTTTGCTTCGTTGAATCAATGTGTTTTGCAAGTTCCTCCTGAGTTATTTTTTTCTCCTCTCTCAATTGTTTTATTCTGTCCCCTATCGTCATGGTTGTTCTCCTTCTTATTTAATGTAAATTTATGTGTATATTATATCATATTAATTATATAAGTCAACAAAAAAATAACTTGACAAGTTACTATATGGTGATATAATAAAAAGTAACTTAATAAGTTACAAAATTCAAAGAAAGGAGACACCAAAATGGTAAAAGTAAACGAATTGCGCGGAATAATTTATAAAAATGGATTATCACAGTGCAAAGTAGCAAAAAAACTCAATATTACTCCTCAAACATTTTATGACAAAATGAAAAAGGGGGTCTTTGGAAGTGACGAGATTAGCATAATGATTAAAGAGTTAAATATTGATAATCCGCTGGATATTTTTTTTGCAGAAGAAGTAACTTAACAAGTTACTAATTGGAGGTGGCAATATGGATGATACATTGTATACAGTCAAAGAAGTTGCGAAGATCATACGCACAACTCCAGCATATGCATATGAACTTGTAAAAAAGGGTTATCTTCCAGCTTTAAGGCTTGGCAGTATAAAGGTTAGAAAACAAGCATTATGCGAATTCTTAGAAAAGAACGAAGGATATGATTTATCAGACTTAAACAATGTTAAAAAAATGCAATACATAGAAACAGAAACCTAAAGTTTAATAAATAAGGAGGACAAGCTATTGAATATTGAACAGAAAACAATAACTTCCATGGAAGTAGCAGAAATGGTAGGTGATAAATGAAAAGCATATATGTAATTGAAAATGAAAATGGACAGGTTAAAATCGGAATTTCACAAAACATTGAATCAAGAGTTAAAACACTTTCAAGACAGGGTGGGTTTGTTGTCAAACGTTCATATCAAACCGAAAAGTGCTCTAATCATTACAACTTAGAAAACATCATACATTGTTATTTGAAAGATTCAAGAAAGATTGGCGAGTGGTTTGATGTTAATTATGACGATGCAGTTAATTTAGTTAAAAGTATGTTCTCGCTATATGCAAAGTTTGAGGACACAAAGAAAGACTTCTCTGCTATGGCAGATAGATTCATCGACAAAATAATCGAATTAAGTTAGGAGGAATTTTATTTGAATAATCTTGCAGTAACAGAATTTAAAGAAACAAGAGTTTTAACAACTCAACAATTAGCAGAAAGCTATGAAACAGATAGCAAAGTGATTTCGAAAAATTTCACAAGAAATCAGGATAGATACCAAGAAGGAAAACATTACATATTGTTACAAGGCGAAGATCTAAAAGAATTTAAAACAAATCGTCAATATGACGAATCGTTACTTCGAGTAAATCAGCTTTACCTATGGACAGAAAAAGGAGCTTTTCTTCATGCAAAATCATTAAACACAGATAAGGCATGGGAAGTATACGACGAATTGGTGGAAAGTTATTTTAAACCAGTTAATATATTTGCCGAATTAACAACAGAAATGCAAGCCTTAATCATGCACGATAAAAAAATCCAGGCAGTAGTGCAACATATTTCCGACACTGATAAAAGGGTGGACAAGCTAGAAAATAACATGGTGATTGATTATGGTCAGCAATTGGTATTGGAAAAGCTAGTAAACAATGTCGTGATTACTGCTCTAGGAGGAAAAGAAAGTAACGCATATAAAGAAGTATCTAAAAAGGTATTTTCTGAATGCAACAGGGACTTAAAAGACCATTTCAACGTAAACAGCAGGAATAATATACCTAAGCTAAAATTTGAAGAAGCATGCGTCTATATCAGAAGATGGCAACCATGTACTAATACAAGGATACTTATTGATGATGTTAATTCTCAGATAAATATTGCATAGAAGGGAGGCAAGCTTATGAAAATAGGAGACAAAGTAAAAGTTATAGCATTGGAAAAAGTTGATACCGACGAAACTAATATTCAGGTTGGGTGGACAGGCACAATAAAAAATACGCATTGGGCGAATGATGGCAGTAATGATGATGTTTTTGGAATAACGTTTAATGAAACCTTAACAACATCAAATCCATGCAGCAATTTAAATCATTGTGGAACGTATGACATGTGCAGAGAACAATTAGAACTAGCCGATTCAGTGGAGGGCAAGCCATGATAAAACGCAATCTAAAGTATTTCTTCGGCTTTACTGGTTTCTTATCCATAACAGCTGTAATTGGCAGGCTGGGAAACCTAGAGCGAGACCTTATAACGCCACTGAATGCAATATTAAGCTGCATCGTGTTGTTTGCGTTTGTCGGATTAAGTTACATATGTTATAAGGTTTTAGATTCAATTTATGACAATTAGAAAGGAGCATGGCTATGAAAATGAGCTGTGGTTACTGCGGATTATCCTGGTGTGTCAGCATTAAGCAGAGGATACCACCAACTGGCTACGAATGTCCGCATTGTACAAGCAGAAGAAAAGCTCGACAGGTATTGGAGTACCAAGTCGAGCCAATAAATAAAAGTTCAAGTGCATTATAACACGGCAGGAGAAACATGTAAATGAAATTTATAGAATGTGAACATTGTGGCGCGTCATTGGACTTTGGCGAAAAATGCAGCTGCTTTGACGAAAAGGAAATCAAATTGAATCAGCTAATGGCATTATTTACGCAGTCTAGTGATGGTCAAATAACATTGATGACAGGTGAAAATATTGGAATACATAGTTGAAAAATTTATTGATGGAGAATGGTGGTATGAGGGCAGAGGAACTATTGAATATGTTAATCGCATGATTGATACATTCTTGTATAATCACATCCTTATTCGCATTAAGGAGGCTTAGTGTGTCGGATAATGAATTAACAGATGACGCCTACGAGAGTGAGATTGATAAATATAAGCGCATACATAAAAGGCATCAGAGAGAATTAGAAAATATTGAAATTAAGAATTTACCATTTTATCAGGAGGATGAAAATAAATGAATGAAATGCAAATAGTAATAAGTCAAGAATTAGGAGTAATCAAAACTAACTTTGATGAAATAAAAACCGCTTTATCAGATCAGATGCAGGTTTATAACGAATTAGAAGTAACTGAATCTAATAAAAAGGAAAGAAAAAATGATATTGCAACGTTACGCAAAATGATAAAGGCAGTTAACGAAAAGCGCATAGAGGTTAAAAATGAGTGCTTGAAACCGTACTTATCATTCGAGGAAAAGGTAAAGGATTTAATTGAAATAATTAACACACCTATTAACACGCTTGATAACCAGGTAAAAGAGTTCGAAGAAAAACAAAGACTAGAGAAAAAAGCGGAGATCAATAAAATTTTTGATGAATTAATTGGTGATCTACAAGAAAATATTTCACTTGCCTCCATCTATGATGATAAATGGGAAAACACAGCAACCAGTATTAAGTCTATCAGAAGTGATATTATCGGTAAACTTGAATCCATAAGACAAGCGGTAGGTATCATTAAAGGCATGATTACTGATAAAACGGATGAAGCCTTAGAAATGTACTGGCATGACTTAGATTTAACAAAATCCATTGCTTACATAAACCGCTATGAACAGCAAAAGAAAGAAATTCAAGCACGTATGGAAGAACAGCAGAAGCGTGAACGAGAGAGAGAGCTTGAAGCTGAAAGAGAACGTATAAGACGTGAAGAAAGAGAACGTATCGCACAGGAAGAGCGAATAAGGGTAGAGGAAAGAATAATGGCTGCAGCACAGCAGGCAGCACAGATAAAAGCTGAACATGAAGCCATGGAAGTACAAAAACAAACAAATGCATCAAGATTATGTGTAGCTACTTTTAATGTTGAAGCTACGCCAGAAGAGTTAAAACAAATTGAAATGTATCTGCAAAGTATTGGAGTTGATTACGAAAGGGTTGATTAATTAATGAAATCGAATCTTGAAATTTATGACCTGTTTAGAGTGGTGCCAGAAACAGCCAAAAAAGAAATTAAAGGCGGCAGAATGAATGGCAAGACTGACATTAACCCTATGTGGAGAATAAAGGCTTTAACCGAACAATTTGGCCCTTGTGGAATCGGGTGGTACTACAAAATAGTTAATAAATGGCTTGAACGTTACGAAAGTGAAATAGCCGCCTTTGTAGACATAGAAATGTACATAAAAATAGATAATGAGTGGTCAATGCCAATATCAGGTACTGGCGGCAGCATGTTTGTTGCAAAAGAAAAAAGTGGTCCTTATGTATCTGACGAATGTTACAAAATGGCGACAACCGATGCAATATCTGTAGCATGTAAACAATTGGGCATAGGAGCCGATGTTTACTGGCAAGCAGATAAGACCAAATATGATAAGAGCACATTAAAAGAGCCTGAAATAATTACAGCAAATGAAGCAGTGGTTTTAAAAAATCTTTGCATTAATAAAGGGCTAGACGTAACAAAAGTATTTAAGGTGCCAGTGGAGCAATTAACGAAACAGCAATATGTAGAAGCTATAAAGAATTTAGAAAAAATTAAAAAATAGGTGATTTGATGGAATTTACAGGTCAGATTAAAGGCATAACAAATGACTTTGTTACAGGAGAATTAAACATTATTTTTTCCGCAAATGAAAAGTCACTAATATTGCCAGAGTATGAAAAATTAAAAGACTGTAAAAAATTACGCATTAAGGCTGTCCAATACAGAGAAAAGCGAAGCTTAGACGCGAACGCTTACTTATGGGTACTACTTCAAAAGATAGCAGAGGTATTACGGACTGATAAATGGTCCGTATATCTCCAAATGCTTAAACGATATGGCCAATTTACATACATAGTGGTTAAGCAAAATGCTGTTGATGGAGTTAAAAAGCAATGGCGAGAATGTGAGGAAGTTGGAGAAATTAATGTAAATGGAACAGAGGCGGTACAGATGCTTTGTTATTACGGTTCCAGTACATACGACACAAAAGAAATGAGTGTGCTAATTGATGGAGTAGTTAGCGAGTGCAAGGAATTAGGTATTGAGACACTTTCACCGGATGAATTAGGACATCTAAAAGCATTGTGGGGTGTTGAATGAAAAAGCTATTTAGTGTACTTACAGATGATTTGGAGCATTGTTACCTGTGTGGGAGTAATGTAGTAGCCATCCATCATGTATTCTTTGGCTCAAATAGAAGTAAATCAGAGAAGTATGGGTTTATACTTCCATTGCATCCTAGATGGCACACAGATAGCAATGACGCAGTACATAGAGGCAATAGAAAATTAGATTTACAATTTAAACAGTTGGCGCAGACTTACTACGAAGAAAATATAGGGTCGCGCATCGACTTTATATTAGAATTTGGCAAGTCTTGGCTATAGAGTAACTCGTTAACCTACATAGTTGTTTAGTATTGCATATCACGAAACATACTAAAACCTCTTTATCCAAACCAGGGTAGTAGCCATGCTATCCTGGAGAAAGGAGAACAATGAATAGTAAACAAAAAGGTGCTCGCGGAGAACGTGAGCTTGCAAATAAATTAAAAGACTATGGTTATGACACACGCAGAGGTCAACAGTATAACGGATTAGAAGGTGATGATGTGGTTGGATTACCTGGTATACATATTGAATGTAAAAGGGTTGAAAAATTGAATCTATACAATGCTATGGATCAATCCAAAAGAGATAATAAAGGCAATAGTAAGCCTGTAGTATTTCACCGAAAAGATCGTTCTGAATGGTTAGTAACAATGACGTTTGATGATTGGATGGAATTATATAGGGAGTGGTCAAATGGCAGAACGTAGAATGTTTGCGAAAACAATAATTGATTCAGACGCTTTTTTAGAAATGCCGCAGTCCTCACAACTTTTATATTTTCACTTATCAATGAGGGCAGATGATGATGGTTTTATTAATAAGCCTAAGACAATAATGCGAATGGTTGGATGTAAGGATGATGATTTGAGGATCCTTATAAGCAAAAGATTTATTATTCCTTTTGATACTGGAATAGTAGTGATAAAACATTGGAAGATTCACAACTACATACAGAACGACCGATACAATGAAACCAAATACAAAGAGGAAAAAGCACTTCTTTCGCTTGACGAAAATAAGGCATATAAACTCGAAAGTAACGAATGTATACAGAATGTATCCACTATGGATACACAGGTTAGGTTAGGTAAGGATAGTATAGATAAGGATAATATAAAGAATAGTAGTCGTTTCACTCCACCAACACTTGAAGAAGTAAAAAAATATTGCAATGAACGCAGTAACAACGTAGATGCAGAACGCTTTATTGATTTTTATTCTTCTAAAGGATGGATGGTAGGGAAAAATAAAATGAAAGACTGGAAAGCATGTGTTAGAACTTGGGAAAGAGATAAAAAAGATAAATCACAAACCAATCCAATTAATCAAAAAATTCATAACTTCCCGGAGCGAGAATATACCGGTTCCGACTACGAAACAATGGAACAAAAATTATTAAACAGGGGGCGATAAATCAATGGGAATAACCAATAAACCAAAAATTAAAGTCAATGTAATAAATACCATTACCAATCAAATAGTGGTAGAGGGCGGTACTATAAACGATGCAGCAGCCTATACAAAAACAAGCTACAAAGGAATACAAAACGCAATTATTAGAGGTGGGCGCGTAAAAGGTAAATTTATGATTATCAAGACAGGCGAGTTTTTCTACGCACAGGAAGAACCGGTAAAAATTAAATACGATCCACTGCTTGAAGAATGGGACAGAGTTGCAAGCCATCCAAGGCTATGGAAATCAATTAATGCAAAACTACTTGGCACTTATGGCAAGAAATTTACAAAGGTATAGAAAGGGTGAGTTAATGCGAGATTTAATTATAGATTGTTTTGCCGGTGGAGGCGGTGCTTCCGTGGGAATCGAAATGGCATTAGGTAGACCAGTAGACATAGCAATTAATCATGACCCAGATGCCATAGCCATGCATGAGGTTAACCATCCGGATACGTTACATGTCCAGGAAGATATTTTTAAAGTAGATATCTTAAAATACACAAAAGGTCAACACGTATCTTTAATGTGGGCTAGTCCAGATTGTACAAGCCATAGCAAGGCAAAAGGCGGCAAGCCAAGAGAAAAAGGATTAAGAATTCTTCCTTGGGCAGTATATAAACATGCCAAGGCGATTTTACCGGATGTAATCTTAATGGAGAATGTAGAAGAAATACAGGACTGGGGACCGCTTGATAAAGAGGGATACCCAATCAAGGAACGCAAAGGCGAAGATTACAATAAATTTATTAATGCAATGAAAAGCCTGGGGTACGAGTTTGATAGCAGAGAGTTAATAGCTGCTGATTATGGAGCGCCGACTACTAGAAAACGGTGGTATGCAATTTTTAGAAGAGACGGAAAGCCTATTGTATGGCCGGAACAAACTCATAATAAATTTGGAGTAAATGGACTTAAGAAGTGGGAACCAATTGCTAATTATCTTGATTTTACTAACTTGGGTAAATCAATTTTTGAACGTAAAAAGCCACTGGCAGATAAAACTATGAATCGGATTGCAAGGGGAATGGATAAGTTTGTATTTAATAATCCGGAGCCATTTATAATGCAGATTGGTCAGACGGGATTTACACAAGATAGAAATCGTTCGGTACACGACCCACTATCAACCATAGTAACAAAGAATGAGCACTGCTTAATATCACCTTGCATAGTACCTATTGGATATGGAGAACGTGAAGGACAAGCGCCAAGAGTAAATGATATTGAGTCTCCACTTGGAACCATTGTAACAAGCGGAAAACATTATCTATGTTCACTAATGATTATTCAATACCATTCAGAAACTACAAAGAAAGAGGTCAGAGGGCAATCAGTAACAGAGCCTATTATGACAATCGATACATCACCAAGGTATGCATTGGTAGCGGCGTTCCTTACAAAATTTTATAAAAGCGGTAGCGGTCAATCGCTGCTAGAACCAATACATACCATCACGACCAGTGCGGGACATTTTGGACAAGTTTCAATTTTTGCAGTTGACTATAAGCAATTAATAGAAAATGGTGTTGATACTGAAACAGCGCAGAAATGTACCTGGGTATCACAATTTATCATGGAATATTACGGTTGCGGCATTGGGCAGACAGTAAACGACCCATTACATACAGTTGTAACTAAGGATAGATTTGCATTAATTACTGTCATGGGCAACGAATACGCAATATTAGACATCTTCCTTAGGATGCTCGAACCAGAAGAATTAAAACTAGGAAATGGATTCCCAAGTGATTACATTATAGATTTTAAAACAAAGGGCGGGAAGCCATATCCAAAAAGTAAACAGGTAGAACGAATAGGAAATAGTGTCGTTCCTATTGTGTCACAGGTTCTTGTAGAAGCAAATTGCAGTAACTTAAAAGTAGGCGAACGCATACCAAACATGAGCATTGATGATAGTCAACAACAATTAAGATTTGCATAGGAGTGACTTATGGTATTCAGCAAGGATAAATTTTTAGAAAATGCGCCCTGTGGAATCAAAAGGCAATTGCATGATTGTATTGATATTTTAGACGGGAGAGAAGTTTTATTTAAAAATGGCGAACAGTTCGGCATTATACCGCAATACTTTTCTAACGGTCAAGAATATTGGCTATATCCAGTTTATAAAAGTTGGTGCACAGATGAACAATTACCAGGTCAAATGTCAATTATGGATTTTATAGGAGGGTGATTAAATCGGACTTAGAAAAACAAGCTATCGATATACTTAAAAATTTTTCGAGTGATGAACCGTATCAGCTTGGATATAGCGGAGGAAAAGATTCGGATGTAATCCTCCATCTAGCGAGAAAAAGTGGTGTGAAATATATAGCAGTACATAATCACACGACAGTAGATGCTCCTGAAACGGTCTACTATATAAGAGAAAAGGTAAAGCGTGGAGAGATAATTGTTGAGTATCCAAAAGAAACGATGTGGCAACTTATTGTAAGGCACAAGACACCACCCACAAGAAAAATGAGATACTGTTGCGCTGACTTAAAGGAATACAGTGGAATCGGTAAAAAGGTAATTACAGGAGTAAGAAAATTTGAAAGCAGAAACAGAAGCGAGAATCAAGGGATTATTACATTTACTAAGCCTACGAAAGAAATTAAAGGTTATGTTGATGGAATTAAACAACATAAAAGCATTATAAACGGACAGATATCGATTGATGGCACAGAAGAAAATAGCAATAATGTAAATTTTCACTTAACAAACAAAGGGGGGGGTGATAGTTCTAAATTACGAAAATTCAGAAGCTCATAGAGCGGTTGAAAATTGCTATCGGACAAGCAAAACACTTATAAATCCAATTTTGAATTGGGATGACGAATATTTGTGGTGGTACATTCGACATGAAAAAATAGAAATAAATCCTCTTTATAAAAACGGATTCTCTGGAGGATGCGGAAGAATAGGATGCATAGGGTGCCCAATGAGTGGAAAAGGAAGAGAAGAAGAATTCGCTAAATATCCAAAATATAAACAATTATATATAAACACATTTGATAGGATGCTTAAATATCGCGACCAGTGTGGATGTAAAGATGTTATTGGATGGAAAAACGCGCAAGGAGTGTTTGATTGGTGGATGGAGGATAAAAATATCGAAGGTCAAATGTCAATCAACGATTTTATAGGAGGTCAAAATGAACAATAAAACAGGAATTACATACAAGCCGACAGACAATTATATATCACAACCATTGCCTACAAAATACGGTACTGTGATGTTTGAATTTAAGCCAGTACAGTTAGACCAAAGTTGGGTGGCGGTAAATAATAAACCAAAAGATTTTTTATAGCAAATAAAGGAGGATATATGAAAGCTGTAGTTGATATGAAAGAATTTAAACGTGTTATTAAAGCATTAAAACCTTTCACAAGAATAGACCAAGAGAAGATGCAATTTATTTATTTGGAAGTTAATAGCGAAACACAAGAGATTAGGGTAGAAGCGTTAGACGGGCACAGAATTGCGGTGGAATACATAAGGTGTCAAGCAGATGAAAACTTCATTGCATATATAAAACCGTTTACCTTCATGAAAACCGATTGTAACAAGGTTGAAATCATAAAAGATAGTAACATTGTGATGATAGATATGCTTAATTATTGTATTCGCGTGAAACAACCAGAAGGAGAATGGTATCAAACCAAAAAAATGATTGCTAACTACGAATCAAAGGAAGTTACATCAAGAGTAGGTATAAATACAGATTTGCTTATCGATGCATTAAAAGAAATTAAAAAAATGCAAGCGGAAGAAGCCAGGTAATACTTGAATGCAGAAACAAAAGAGACCCTATTATTATTCGCGAGGAAAAAGACAGAAGAAATATAAGAGTAGTTCTTCCAATGAGTTTTCCAGATGAGGTATAGGGATGAGCTGTAGCACATGTAAGTACGAAAAATTAAAAGCCGAAGAGCACCCATGCAAAGAATGTGATTGGGAGTACATGAATAAATATGAGCCTAAGAAAGAAAATGAAGGAGATGTCAAGGATGAATGATATTAAAACTGGAGATAAGGTTGTAATGAATGATAAATACTGGGTTGCAGATAAAAATAAAGGGGTAGAATTTACCGTCAAGAGCGAGCCATTTGACTTATGTGGAACTGTATGTGTAATGTTAGAGAATTACCGCGGTGGATATGCATTAGATGGATTAACGAAAGCTGAGGTATAAGAATGAGTGATTTAATCAGCAGAGAAGCATTGTTAAAAAAGATAGAAGGTAAAAACTCTTATTCGGTCAACACAGCAACTACAAATGAGATAATGAAATCATATGCCTATGCAGATTGTATTTGCATTATAGAACACGAACCAACCGCTTATGATGTGGACAAGGTAGCGGAGCAGTTAGAAGAGGAGCACAAGACAGCATTAATAATGTCAGATAAAAGTGAATTCTTTTTAGGCCAACTATCACTGTTAAATAGAGTTATTCCATTATTGAAAGGAGCTGTCAAGGATGAATGAGTTAGAAAGAGCAATAAATTTACTTAAACATAGAGCAGAGATTATCAGAGATATGATTGCATACAATATGAACTTTGAGCCAAAAAGTGATAATTCAAGCCTTGAAGAACAGAAAAAAGCAATGGATGTCGCAATATCTTCACTTGAAAAGCAGATACCAAAGAAACGATATATTAAATTTCCGTGTTCATATTGTCCTACATGTAACGAAAACATAACTGATGAATCACCAAATTATTGTCCTAATTGTGGTCAATCAATAGATTGGAGTGTGGAAGAATGAATGATATAGAAAAAGCTATAAAAGAATTAGAAATACAAACAAGGGCAACAACATGCACGGTATCAATAAAGTCCTGCTGCTTAGCAATCCAAGCACTAGAAAAGCAGATACCAAAGAAACCAATAAATGAAAATGATGAATTTAGTATATTTGATTGTCCTTCATGTGGAAAAACCATTGTTTATTTGGATGATAAAACAGTACATAAACATTGTTTGATATGCGGTCAAGCCATAGATTGGAGCGTGGAATATGAATAATCAAGAGATTGAAAATTCGATTGCAACGCTAAAAAAGTATCATGATTTATTACTTGAAATATATGCAGATTATTCGGTATACAGCAAGGCAGAAAACTACAGCGATAAGTCGTTAGAATTAGCATCAAGAGCGAATTCAGTAAGAAACGCGGTCGGAACTGCTATCGCCCATATGGAACATCAATTAAATGATGGTTGGATTCCAGTAAGCGAGAAATTGCCACAAATTAACGAAGATGTGCTAGTTGCTTATGAGAACGGAGATACTGCAATTGATTTTATACAAGAAGATGGTAATTGGTTTTGGGAAGATATAGAACAATCATTAATAGTCACAGCATGGCAACCACTGCCAGAACCATACAGGGAGGTATCAGAATGAAACCAATATTATTCTGCACCGAAATGGTTAAAGCTATTTTAGACGGTAGAAAGACGGTTACAAGGCGGTTAGTTAAAGAAAAAATCATAAAAGGATTTGATTATAAATGTGATGGTACACCATGGTATTACATAAACGAAAAAGAGGAATGCTGGGAAGTTGAAGATGTAGGACCTTATCAAGTCGGAGATATTCTCTATGTAAGAGAAGCATGGCAAGAAGTATTTGAAACAGAATATATGGATTTTGATGAAGGCCGCGAAATTAAAAATATACATGAAATTATAACTAACTTTGACAAAATTGAAAAGTTTGAATGTGGGTTATCAGGAAATTGGGCTCCGACAAATATTCAAAAGAGAATGAAATATTTCGTGTTTAAGGCGGATGATATTAGATATTCAGATGAAAAATATAGTTTAAGATGGCACCCATCCATACATATGCCGAAAGAAGCAACTAGGATATTCTTGAGAGTGACAGATGTTAGAGTTGAACGGTTACAGGATATGTGTATTGCAGATTGCGTTCATGAAGGTGTTTATACTGGGATTTCGTGGATGGTTGATGCAAAACCAAATTTCATAAAATTGTGGGATTCCACCGTAAAGAAATCAGACCTTGATAAATACGGATGGAACGCAAACCATTATGTTTGGGTAATAGAATTTGAACGAATAAGCAAGGAGGAAGCTTATGCAAATGGAAATTAAGTTTAGGGCATGGGACACGAACGTAAAATCAATGTTTTCATGGAAACAAATGTTATTACGCTGGAATAGCTTTTCTATATTGACATGTCCGTATCTCGTACCAATGCAATACACCGGATTAAAAGACAAGAACGGCAAAGAAATTTATGATTGCGATATCTGCATGGGAACGCGCGGAGGTTCCAGTTATATATTCACAGTCAAATGGGATGAAGAAAATGCTAGATATTTAGGGCACACAACTAATGGATATATATGCTATGTAGGACAAGAGCCGGCAGTAGAGGTTATCGGAAATATCTATCAGAATCCGGAGTTATTACAGGGGGTATCGAATGAATAAGGAAAAGCAAATTATTGAGACAATCCAACATAAGGCATGGGGAGTGAATAAAACCACGCGCCCCGTATATGGACAAGGGCAGTATGATATGGCTTATGAGATATTAGAGGAAGTACAAAAAATTATCCAGTCAGAGCCGGAAGAATCAAAAGAATGCCAAATACTCCACAATCAACTAATGGAAACAGAAAAAGAATTACTGGAGATACGTGTCCAACGTGACTACTGGCACCGAGAAGCACTTAAATATTGTGCGGAACTTGGAGAGATAAGGATTAAGTTAGGGAGTAAGTAGTAGGGGAAATTATCATTTAGAGAGGTAAAAAAATATGAAATGGAATGTAAGTGTAGGAATGAATTTGTCTATCAATTATGATGACATTGAAGCAGATAGCAAAGAAGAAGCAGAAGAAATAGCTAAGGAAAAAGCAAAAGAGGATATTGAATATAATAATTGTAATGCTGATGAACCTATTGTTTATTGCAGCTATGAAAACGAATAATAGCTAAACTAAAATAGCAATTATCATTTGGGTTAGAAAGTAGGTGTTATATGAAAATACCAAGTAACCGAAAAGAGAAAGTAAAATTCTTTAGAAAAAAATTAGGATGTGAAATTGCAGATAATTGGCTAAGTGATAAATCAGATAAAGAAGTTAAACGGTTATTTGAACTATATTATCCAAAGATGAAAGATAAGGAAGATTACAAAGAATCAGAAATTAAAGTAACTTGTATTCGCTGTGGGTGTGAAGTCATACATCATCATGAATGTAATTGTGGTATGGATAGAGCAGTTTTCAGTGAAGAGGACTGGAAAGATGATATTGATTCCAATTCTGATAGATTACAAGGTGATGAAGAATTTATGAAAAATGAATTTAAGTTACTAAGCTAAATTAAAATTTATCCAAGTACATTGACAACTAAATATTGATTAGTAGATAATAGTAATAAAAAGGAGTGTAAATACATGACTAATTTTGAATATATTAAATCACTTGATAGCGAATATCAATGTGCTGATACATTGGGGTATTTCATTTCTCAGCACTACAGAGAATTTATTAAGGCAGAATGTGAATTTAATGGGTTATTGTTGCTGCAATGGTTACAAGAAGAAAGAAGTGAAATGACGGATAGTTTAAAACACGAGATAATTTTCAATGAGTTCTGCAAGCTCCATGGTTATGACGGTAATTACACTTACAATCCATCGCAAAATGAATATGAGATTGTTATTACCAAGAGTGATGATAAAACCAATAATAACGCAGGAGCATCACTGGCCATGGAAGAATACCAGGAATTAACCGAAGAACAGTTTGAAAGCATACTGACTATGCTACATACTGGATTCCAGGCAAAATTTAATAAGTAAACCACAGACTACTAATCAATATTTGGTTAGTAGTTTTTATTTTATAAAGGATGGTGAAAAATGACACTAAGAGAACTAAGAAATAAAATATACAATAAATATAAGCCAGGGCAAACCATTAATATGCGGATGCGTGATGTAAAGGACGAGAAAATATTAAAAAGAATCAAAGCAACTATACTTAGATTTTATCCATATCATGTACTATGCAGGATAGGCGGCAAAAAAGAATGTTTTACATATCATGACGTGGACAAGTTTACAACATACAATAAGGGGTGAGAGATTGACGGAAAAAGAATTAAATCAGCTCCATTGGATAAACAAAGAAATCGGAGTGTTAAAAAAACAGAAAGAGGAACTAGAATCACAATCCTACTGCAAGGGCCAAGAAATTACTGGTATGCCATTTGGAAGCGGGACGACTGACAAAGTGGGCAACAGAGCCATAGCCATACAAGAAATAAACGAACTGTACGAGATTAAGCTAAAAGAATTATATGTTGTAAGAGGCAGAATAGAAAGGTACATAAACACAGTAGAGGGCGCCGAATTAAGATTGATATTAAGATTAAGATGCATTAATAATCTTTCTTGGGAGCAAATAGCAATCGAAACGGGATACGAGAGGACGACAGTATCAAAAAAGTATCGTAACCATTTTAAATAAAATTTCCCACATTTCCCGTGTCAAATAAGTATAATTATATTATGGGTTTTGGTTATTCATTCATAGCCGACACCTCCTTATTTGGTAATTTCGAGTAAATTACATACTGTGGAGCCATTACCGTACAGGACAAGCCGAGCTGTTTAAGTTTAGTAACGGCATGGATTAAAACAAGAGTAACGCATGTTAGGGTATGCTCCTAACACTCTTCATAATTATAAACAAGGCATAGCGAAAAGCTGTGCCTATTTTATTGCAAAGAATGGAGAGATAAATAATGAAAGAAATATGGAAAGATGTAGTGGGACAGGAAGGAAATTATAAAATCAGCAACATAGGAAGAATTTTTAGCATCAAAACCAATAAAATAAGAAAGCCATGTTCTGATAAAAACGGATATCAATGCGTTGACCTTTCTATCAATGGTATAAAATATAAAGCAAAAATTCACAGGCTAGTAGCAACGGCGTTTATTGAAAATCCGTTAAATTTGCCGTTGGTTAATCACATAGACGAACACAAAGCAAATAATACAGTTGAAAATTTGGAATGGTGCAACAATCAGTACAATATAAGATATTCGCAATCTAAAAAAATAAGAGGTATAAATATTAAAACAGGAAAAGCAATACTTTTTGAAGCACAAATAGATTGTAGAGCAAAAGGATTTGACCACAGAGGAATTACTAGAAATATTAACGGAATAACAAAACAATACAAAGGGTACGTATGGGAATACACAAAATAGATACTCATGCCACAGATTGAGCGAGTATCACAAGAAAGCACTTACATAACGGTAGGTGCTTTTTTATTACAGAAACGAGGTGATTCCATGGAAATAATTAAAGTTATAGTAGATAAGCTGCCAACGTCTTGTATAGCTTGCCCATTATCTACGCTAAAGAAATGTGGTAAAGATAGCTTACAACGAGGGACTTCGGGGAGCGTATTCCATGAGATGAAGCCTGATTACAGATGCTTGCTAAGAAAAGGTAATTAGCCTATGAATATAGAATTTGAGATAAAGCAAAACAGCAGAGGATTTATAGTGGTGCGTAAAGGCGGATTATATAGCCAACATTCGCATCATAAGACATTAAGGTCATGCCATGAATTAATAAAGCTTATTAAGTGTGGTAAGTTACCTAAGAGCAAATACCTACGCGGATCGTGTCAGAGGTTATTAACGGAAGAGGAATACCAACAGTTAAGAGAGAGCAAGCAACAGTATTACAATGTGAATAAAGGATGTAGATAGTATGAACTACAAAAATAAAAGATGGGCACACAAACGAGCAGCGATATTAAGGCGCGATAAATACTTATGCCAAGAGAGCAAGAGATATGGCAAGGCGGTTGAAGCTACAACAGTACATCATATCTATCCTGCAGAGTTCTACCCAGAGTTAGCACATGAGAACTGGAACTTGATATCTCTTAGCGGAACTAAACACAATGCCATGCACGATAGAGATACACATGAATTAACAGAGCTTGGCAAGCAATGGCAAGAGAGAGTAAAAGATAAATATGAAACGTGGGTAAGTAATAAAGGAGGGATGAAGCTTGAAACAATTTGAAGTAATAACAAAGGACATTGATGCGTTAGTAAACTTTTTGGCGCAAGAATACAAAGGCGCAAATAATGGATGCGCTGGATGTGATAGGTATAACGAATGCAGCGGGAGTGAAACATGCAGAAAAGCATGGGAAGATTTTTTAAATAGCGAAATCCAATCCCCCCACCTAAATTATTCTAATTAATAATCCCTAGGTACCGGCGGTTGGAAATGTTTCCAATAGAGCGAGCAATGAAAAACTTTTTTTCGTAACCAAAGAATTGAGGTGAGTATATGCCAGGCAAGGCGATTCGTAAAGAATCTATCAAAAAAAATACAATTGCAGACATGAAGAAACTTGGCACATATAAACCAGAGTATGAGCCTATTATTGACATTTATTGCGAACTAAGAGAACAATATGAACTATACACAAAAGAACTTAAAGATAAAAAATATAAGTGCGATGAATTTACAGCTGCTGGAGGAACAAAAAAGTCAGCATTAGTGTCAACTATTGAAACATTAAGAAAAGACATACTCCTTTTTTCGGACAGATTATGCCTAAATCCAAAGGCCATGCAAAGCGAAAAGCCAAATGGAAAGAAAAAAGTATCACGATTAGGAGCAGCGCTAAGTAGCCTTGAACAAAAATAGGAAACCGCAGTATAAAAACTATGATGTTGTTATGGAGTATGCCAATAGCATAGTTGAAAAGCGAAAGTTAAATTGTATCGAAGGTATCGAAGGCTGCCAAAGGTTTCTGAATGATTTAAATAATTCAGACTATGACTTCAATCCAAAGGATGCAGAGTTTGTTATTGGAATAATTGAGAAAACTTTTGTACACGATCAAGGCGAAATGCTAGATGGCACCCCGTTAATGGGAGAACCTTTTTTGTTAGAACCTTGGGAAAAATATATAATATATAACTTATTAGGTTTTTATCGCAAAGGAACCAGAATAAGACGTTTCAAAGAAGCATTTATTTACATACCGCGTAAAAATGGTAAGACAAGATTTGTAGGAGCATTATCATGGGCCCTTGGATTACTGGAAAGAAAGTCAGGTTCTAAAATCTATATAGTAGGAGCAGCGCTAGAGCAATCACTGCAAAGCTTTAATTATATAAACTTCAATATTCGCGAAATGGGCGAAGAAGAAAGTTTTAGAATCCTTGATAACAACCAAGAACATTCAATAAAAGGTGATTTAGGTGATGGCTCTATTTATATTAAGGCGCTAGCAGCTAATCCGGATAGGCAAGATTCATTAAATTGTAATATCGGAATTGCTGATGAAGTACATGCCTATAAAACACCAAAGCAATACAACATTATCAAAGAGGCTATGAAGGCATACACCAATAAATTGATGATTGGGATTACAACCGCCGGAGATAACATGGCTTCTTTTTGCTATCATAGATTAGAATATTGTAAAAAGATATTAAAAGGCATAGTGAAAGACGACGCCTACTTTGTATTCATTGCCAAGGCAGATGAGGATAAAGACGGAAATGTAGATTATACAAATCCTGCTGAACACGAAAAAGCCAATCCAAATTACGGAGTAACTATTCGTAAAGAGGATATGATTAACGATTCGCTGCAGGCACAAAATGACCCGCAACAGAGAAAAGACTTTCTCGCAAAAAGTTTAAATATCTATACATCAGCCATGAAAGCATACTTCAATATAGATGAATTCAAGAATTCAGACGCAAAATACAAATGGGCATTAGAAGAACTTGCTCGATTGCCAATTAATTGGTTTGGCGGTGCTGATTTATCAAAGCTGCACGATTTAACAGCAGCTGCATTATACGGAGAATACAAAGGGATTGACATTATAATACCTCATGCATGGTTCCCGGTAGTGGCAGCACATAAAAAAGCGGACGAAGATGGGATACCGCTATTCGGATGGAAAGACGATGGATGGCTTGATATGTGCAATAGTGCAATTGTTAACCATGCTGATATAGTAAACTGGTTTGTTAAGATGAAAAGACTAGGGTTTAAAATCAAACAAGTAGGTCACGACAGGAAGTTTTGCAGAGAGTATTTCTTAGGCATGAAAAAAGCGGGATTCAGCATAATTGACCAACCACAATATTTTTATAAAAAATCAGAAGGCTTCCGGCATATCGAAGCAAAAGCCAAAGAGGGGAATCTTTATTATTTACATTCAGATGCGTTTGAATATTGCGTTCAAAATGTTAGAGCAGTAGAGAAAACTGATGATATGATTCAATACGAAAAAGTAGTACCAGAACAGAGGATTGATATATTTGACGCCTCTGTTTTTGCATGTGTAAGAATGCTTGAAAACATGGAAAAAGCTAGTTCAGCTAGCGCATGGCTAAATGGCGGGAAAAAGGAAGGTGAATAACTTGGGGAATATAAGAGATTATGCCAACATAGTTAGGGCAAGGGCAGAGCCGGTAGAAGAAAAAAGAGATACATCTTCCATAGGGTGGTTTTTATCAACCGATGCATACGACACGTTATGCGTTCCAGGGTATACGACGCTTGCAAACAACCCAGAGGTTAGAATAGCAGTAGATAAAATTGCGGATCTGGTATCATCAATGACGATTCATCTAATGCAAAATACCGACAAGGGAGACGTGAGGATTAAAAATGAATTGTCAAGAAAAATAGACATCAATCCATATAGCCTTATGACGCGTAAAACATGGATGTATAACATCATATACACAATGCTATTAGACGGGAAAGGGAACAGCGTAGTTTACCCCAAAACAAAAGACGGGTATATTGATGATTTAATTCCTTTAAAGCCATCAAATGTAAGATTTATTGACGGTGACAATGGTTACAAGGTAGCATACGGGAACCAAACATATAACCACGATGAAGTATTGCACTTTGTTATTAATCCAAATCCAGAAAAGCCATATATAGGGCAAGGTTATCAAGTGGTGTTAAAAGATATTGTTAAAAATCTCAAACAAGCCACTGCCACAAAAAATGCATTCATGTCAGACAAATGGAAGCCATCTGTCATTATTTCTGTAGATGCAATGACGGAAGAATTTACAACCCCAGAGGGTAGAGAAGAAGTGCTTAAAAGGTATGTAGATGATACCGGGGGCGGAAAGCCATGGGTTATACCAGCTGACTTAATTAAGGTTGACCAAGTAAAGCCATTAAGCCTTACAGACTTGGCTATTAATGACGCAGTAGAACTTGATAAAAAAACAGTTGCAGGGATTATAGGAGTTCCTGCTTTTTTTATGGGAGTTGGCGAGTTCGATAAAGACGAATACAACAACTTTATTAAAACTAAAATTATGTCAATAGCCAGAATCGTAGAACAGGAGCTTACAAGAAAGTTACTGATTAGTCCTGACTACTACTGGAAATTAAATTCAAGAACTTTATATTCATACGACATTAAAGAACTTTCAGAAGTAGGCTCGAACCTTTTTGTAAGAAGTCTCATGTTGGGCAACGAGGTTAGAGGATGGCTTGATCTCCCACCGCTTGATGGGCTCGATGAAAGGATTATTCTTGAAAATTATATACCCGCTGGAATGATAGGGGACCAAAAGAAATTGAAAGGTGGTGAAAATAGTGAGCAGGGACAAAGTTCAGACTAGGAGTTATCAAACTGAATTCAAGGCAACCAGAACAGAAACAGAAGAAGACGGGATGTATATAGAGGGCTACTTTTCTGTATTTGGAAAGCAAACAGAATTATGGCCAGGAGCATTCGAGGAAATTGATTCAGCTGCATTTAATAATACTCTAGGCAATGACATAAGAGCATTAATTAATCATGATACAACTCTTGTATTGGGCAGAAACAAAGCCAATACATTGCAACTCAAAACGGATTCTTATGGGTTATGGGGTAGAATTTCAATCAATCCGAACGACACTGATGCGGTTAATCTTTATGAAAGAGTAAAGCGTGGAGATGTAGACCAGTGCTCGTTTGGATTTAATATTGTCTCGGAAGAAACCGAGTGGCGAGATGATGGTTCAGTCAAGTGGACAATAAAAGAAATAGATCTCCATGAAGTTTCGGTTTGTACATTCCCGGCATATGAGGAAACAGGTGTGCAGGCAAGACAAAAAGAGGTAGAGCAGCACAATGAAAAGCAATTGGAACAACGTAAACACAAATTGAAAGAGAGGTTCAAAAAATGGCACTAAGACAATTAATGTTAAATAAGAAAATCGAGCAGAGAAAATCTTCCTTAGCTGAACTAGTGGAGCAAGAGGGAAATTTAAAGACACGGTCAACCGAATTAGAGGCATCATTGGAAGAAGCCAAAACCGATGAAGAGATAGCTTTAGTTGATGAAGAAATCACCAATCTAGACACTGAAAAGGCTGACCTGGAAGAAAAGAAAAGCAAGCTCGAGGGAGAAATCGCAGAACTCGAGGGAGAATTAGAGGAACTCAATGCGAAAGAGCCTAAAGGAGATCCTGAATCAAAAAGAAGCAAAACTTTAACTCATGAAAGAGAGGGTGGTAATTACATGGAAAGAAATAAATTTTTTAAAGGAATGACTAGAGAAGCGGTAGAAGCATTAATTCAGAGAGAGGAAGTAAAAGACTTCTTACAGAGAACCAGGGAATTTATTAATCAAAAAAGAGCAGTAACTGGCGGCGAATTAGGTGTTCCTAATATTTTACTTGGAATATTAAGAGATAATATCAATCAGTATTCAAAATTAGCAAAACATGTATTTGTTAAGTCTGTAAGCGGAACCGCAAGACAGACAATTGCAGGCACAGTTTCAGAAGCAATATGGACTGAAATGATTGGCAAGCTCAATGAATTAGGAATTGTATTCAACCAGTTAGAAGTAGATGGCTATAAAGTTGGTGGATATATCCCCGTACCAAATTCATTACTCGAGGATTCAGATGATATCGCATTAGCTGATGAAATAATGACCTACTTAGGACAGGCAATCGGATTGGCACTTGATAAAGCAATTCTTTATGGCAAAGGTGTTAAAATGCCAGTGGGTATTGTGACTAGACTTGCAGAAATAGCGCAGCCTGCATATTGGGGCACCAAAGAAAAAGCATGGACAGATTTACATGCGTCAAACCTTTTGCTTATTGACCCTGCAGCCAACACAGATGTTTTATTTTATAAAGATCTTATTTTAAAATTAGGCAAAGCAAAAGCTAATTATTCAAACGGCCAGAAGTTCTGGGCAATGAGTTCTAATACATTTGCAATATTACAGGCAAAGGCATTAACGATTAATGCAGCTGGCGCAATTGTATCAGGTCAAAATGGAACAATGCCAATCGTTGGCGGAGCAGTTGAAACATTGGATTTCATTCCGGACAATGTTATTATCGGCGGATATGGTTCATTGTATTTACTTGCAGAAAGAGCAGGTGCTACATTGGCGCAGTCCGAACATGTACAATTTATCGAGGATAACACTGTATTTAAAGGAACTTCTCGTTATGATGGCAGACCAGTATTCGGCGAGGGATTTATTGCTATTAATATTGACCAAGAAGTCGGAGCGGTAGCACCTACAGCAACCGCAGTAACATTCGCTGCTGATACAGCTAACGCCTAGGAGGAATCCGTATGAAAGTAAAGGCGCTTAAATTATTTGGTGATGGCAAGCGTCTCTACAAAGAGGGAGAAATAGCAGAAATGACCAGTGCAGAGATAGATATTTTAAATTCTATCTCTGACAGCCCTCTTGTTGAGATAATCAGCGGACCAAAGAGCAAAGGAGCTGATGAAGATGGACACATCAACAATACTGGAACTAGTAAAGGCAAGGCTAGGAATAAGCACGACAGTTAGAGACATTTATTTAACTGCAATAATTGAATCCGTAATTAAAGAACTACAAGACGAAAAAGGTTTAGTTTTGAGCGAAACCAATATGAATCACATAATGTTTATTGTTGACTATGCAGAATATCGTTATTCCAACAAGGGTAATCCAACAATACCAAGACATTTGCAATTTAGGATACACAATCTAATGATCCATAACAAGCAGCTGATAGTAAACAATGTATATACAGTAGATACATTGCCAATGATTCCGGAAGAATATACGGTTTATATTTTAACTGACGGAACAATGCAAATGTATATAAATGGCACATGGACTATTGTAAGTATGGTTAATAGTGTATGGGTGGTGGTGTAGATGTTTAATGATGAAATTGAACTAGGAAACTTAATCGAAACAATCGAATATGGAGAGGTTGTCAAGTCAATGTCATGGGAGAAGAGACTTGCCAATCAATTAAATGATAATCGTTCAGAATTTTACCAAGGAGCAGTTGCAGGTTTAAAGCCTGAACTTACATTTGAAATTAACGATTTCGAGTTTAACAACGAGGAATACGTGAGGTTCAATGGTAAAGTTTATACAATTATCAGAGCATCTAAACAAGGAGATATGAGAGAACTTGTTTGCACTGCTTATGTGGGAAGTGAAGTCTAATGGCAAAGAAAAAGCCTTTTACATTTGAATCCAATCTCGACAAGATAATTGTTAAGATTGAAGAAAAACCGCAGAAAGTAATGAACACCATAGGACAAAACTTAGTTAAAGAAATAAAGTCAACTACAATGAAATCACAATTCCACCAAAGACGGTCCATATTAACCAAGACGTTAGGATATTGGGCAAGAAAACAGGAAAAGGATTTGCAGATAGGATTTAAAATGTCTATCCACGGCATAGTCGGAAGAATGATTACAGGCGCAGAACAAGACCCTATTAAACCTGTGGTAGTAAAAAATGCAGAGTTAATACAGCAAATGATAGCTGCGGCAATAGACGAAATCAATAAGGAATAGGAGGGATTAAGTGAATACAAATGCAGTAGCAGATTCGCTATATAATTATTTAATATCAAGGCATCCGCGTGTATACCGAAATAAAGCACCACAATCCCCAGTGCCTCCTTATGTGGTTTATCGCGTAGAGAGCGTGGTTAACTCTTACCCGAGTGAAGATTTATACCTTAATATTGACATATACGAGGATGTAACTAGATCAGTTAGGGTTATGGAAGATTTAGTGGATAGCATTGACAATGGATTAAACCATACGGTTGTAAACACAGATACACTAAATATGCAATTCGAAAGAGAACAAAGACAATATATTAACCCAGAAGAACTCGTATCATCACATCTTATTAACTTAAGGTATGTTGTGCGAGCTTATTTTAAATAGCGAGGTGATAAAATGGCAACAGCAGAAAAGATTTTACTAGGCTATGGAGTTGTTACGGTGGGCACTACGCCAATTGGACTTACAAGAGGTGGCAGTGTATTTAATGTCGAACGAACATATAGACACATCCAAGCCGATGGAGATATGGGAATTGTTAAGGGTAGAACTGTAATTGATGAAGAAAATGCAAAGCTTACAGTAAACGCTCTTGAACTATTTAATGCAACGGATATGACAAAATATTATCCAGGCATGAGCGTTACTCCTGATATCGAAACCACTCCAACGAAGCACACAATGACTTCTACGCTTAAAATTGTAGCAGGTGATTACAATGATGTTAAGTGGGTAGGCAAAACAAAAGACGGTAAAGCAGTTACGATCATAGTAAAAGATGCATTAAACTTAGACAACCTGGAATGGAAATTGGAAGATAAAAACGAAGTTGTTCCGTCAATTGGTTTTAGTGCTACATATGATGAAGCAGCAAAAGAAACTCCACCATGGAACGTAGAATATGCAGTTTAGAAATTAGGGTAGAGAAATCTACCCTTTTTATTTTATAGGAGGTATATATGATAACCAGAGGATTTAACCTTGAAGATGTTTTTCTAATGTCTGAAATTATAGATAAAATGGGATTGGAAGCCGATGTTGATAAAATCACAAAACAAATTAAAACATCAAAGCTAGAAAATAAACAGGATGCCGCCAAGATTGGTAAAGAAGTTGCAGTTGCAATAGGGCTAGATTTAGTTACTAAAATAATTCGGAGTTTTCACAAGGCCAAGAATGAGGTTGTGCAGTTAATCTCAAATCTAACCGGAATGAAACTTGAAGAAGTATCAAAAATGAGTTTAAAACAAATCAAGGAATTCTTTGCCGAACTTGTTAATCATGAGGAATTTGGTGATTTTTTAAATCAAGCAGGGGAATAGACAGAATAGACACAGAAGATCTCCTGCTTAAACGATATAACAATATAGATTATGTATTAAAAATGCCATTAAGTAGAGCCATACGCATCATAGAAAAAGCCAGAGAAGAAGAAACAAAAGAATATTATTACAGATGGTGGCTCGTACGTTATCCGTATTACAAAGAAAGCGACTACGAATCTTTTGATGAATTTTACGATAGAGCGAGACCGAGAAAAATAATTATTGACACACGAAGCAAAGAAGAAATCATGAACGAAATATCAGAAATCGAAGAAAAATTTAAAGAAAGGGGGTAGACCATGGAACTCTTTCGTTTATTTGGAACTGTACTTATCGATAACAAAGAAGCAATCGATACATTAAAAAAGACAGATAAACAAGGCAAAGATACTAAGCTAAGCCTTGATAAAATAGCAGATGCAGGTGCTAAAATAACAGGAGCAGTAGCCGCAGGAACAGGAGCAGTATTAGGTGGAATTACAGCACTTGCAAACGGTACCGCAGAAACAGCAGACAAGTGGGATAAATTGAGCCTTAGAACCGGTATCGCAGTAGAAGAACTACAACGTTGGGGATATGCTGCAGGTCAATCAGGAGCAGACATAACGGTCCTTGAAACTGGCATGAAAAAGTTATCAGATACAATGGTGGATGCGCAAAATGGTGGAGCGGCAGCACAATCAGCATACGAAAAACTGGGAATAAGCATGTCAGACCTTGCCACTATGTCACCAGAAGAAACCTTTAATGAAGTCATGTACGCGCTCGCAAATATGGAAGATGGCGCGTTAAAGAATAGCATTGGCAATGACCTATTAGGTAAATCCTATACGGAATTAAAACCATTAATACAATCCGGTGCAGACGGAATGACAGATTTAAAAAATCGAGCTGATGAACTTGGAATTGTAATGTCCGAGGATGCTGTTTCTAATGGAGTTGTGTTTGGCGATACGTTAGCGGATGTAAAAGGTAGCTTAGACGGTGTAAAAAATGGAATCATGTCCGAATTAATGCCACAGCTTACAACAATGTTGCAATGGTTTCTTGATAATATGCCACAAATCAAAGAAACCGCAGGTACAATACTTGGCGGCATAGGTGATGTAATAGGTTTTATAGCAGAAAATTCCAATATACTCATCCCAATCTTAGGCGGTCTTTTAGGGGCATTTATCGCGTTAAAAATCATTAGTGTTTTAAGTGGATTAATGGCGGCATATACCGCATTTACCACAAGTGCTACTGGTGCGCAACTTAGTCTTTCTGCAGCCATGATGGCAAACCCAATTGGATTAGTAGTGGCGGCTATAGCTGCTCTCATTGCAATCGGGATAGTCCTTTATAAGAACTGGGATACTATTAAAGCTAAGGCTAGCGCGTTATGGGACGGCATTAAAACAACTTTTGATAATATCAAAAAGAAAATATCAGATGTTATGGATGGAGCTAAGGATATAGTGTCAAAAGCCATTGAAAAGATTAAAGGATTCTTTAGTTTTGAATTTAAATGGCCTAAATTAAAATTGCCACACTTTAGTATAAGCGGTAAACATCATATTGCCGCGGCTACAATGAAAATTGCAGCCTAGTATTGAACAAAATCGGTGAAAGCTAAAATATTTTTATATTGCCTCCAATAGTAAAATGTGGTATAATACAATTATACGAAACGGAGGAATAAAAAATGATTAAACAATGCACGAAATGTGGAAAACACAAAGACTTAAATGAATTTTATAAAGATAATAGGGCAAGTGACGGAAGAAGAACTATTTGCAAAGAGTGCAATAATTCAAAATATGAACTTATATGTGAATATTGTGGAGTAAAATTTAAATCCAAGGAGAAAATCGCTAGATTTTGTTCAGTGAGATGCAAATGCAATTCTTTAAGTCAGGGCAAAAATGTAACGTTTAAATGTGAATTGTGTGAAAAAGAAATTACAAGACCACTAAGCCTATTCAATAAGTCGAAACATCATTTTTGTAACGAGTGTTTTCAAGAAGGAATAAAAAAATTTAAATTAAACGACAAGGCTCATACAAGGAAAAGAGTAATTTTTAAATGTGAAATATGCGGAAAAGAAAAAGAAGCCATAAAGTGCCATTACGAGAAAGGCAAACATCATTTTTGTAGTGATGAGTGCCAGAGAAAAGGATTAACAAAGTATTGGGCAGGAGAAAATTCATCGCATTATGATGCGAGCATTGATTCTGAATCTAGAGAAAGAAAGAGATACGGAAAAAACGCTTATAGTTGGCGGCAAGAAGTATATAAAAGAGATAAATTTACTTGTCAATGTTGCGGTGATAATGTTGGCGGAAACTTAAACGCACATCATTTAAATAGTTATGATTGGGATAAAAGAAATAGAGCCAATGTTGAAAACGGAGTAACCTTATGTAAGAAATGCCACAAGGAATTTCATTCTGTTTATGGTATGGGAAAAAACACTAGGGAACAATTTGAATTATTTATTGCTTCAATTAATCAAAAAATATCATGCTAATACCGAGGTAAGCTATGAAACTAAAAAGTCTTAGCCACCGTAGAGCGTAGGGATTGAAACTGTGCAAACAGAATAAAATATCCCCAAGAGTGTTCAACACCTAAACGTAAAGTCGTAGGTGAAAATGTACGCCGATCTTATAGGAAACTATAAGAAGTAGAGGATAAAAAGCCTTTACGATAACATCAATGAGTATGAATCCGTTAAAATGGCTAGAAGAGGGCACTCCTAAGCTGAATGTAGAATGGTACGCAAAAGGCGGCATCTTTGACAAGCCTACATTGTTTAACACGCCATACGGGCTAAAAGGCGTTGGAGAAGCAGGTCCAGAAGTGGTTGCTCCACTTAGTAGCCTAAAAGAAATGCTAGGTCTAAATAACAGCAGTGATAACGATTGGATTGTGGAATTAATAGATGCAATTGTTCAATTAGCAAGCAGACCTATTGCTATCAATGGAAAAGAAATAGCAAGGCAAACAGTAGACGACATGAGTATACTGTTAAATACTAAAAACAAATCTGGCGCAAGGAAAGTTGGGGTGTTGCGATAATGGAAATATTATTAAATGACACGTACACCTTAAAAGATTTTGGAATGATATGCGAACCTGGACACGTGAATCCATTGACCCCTACTTTCGAAAATAAAACCATTGCCATACCAGGTAAACACGGATTATATAATTTTGGTTCGGAAATAAGGGAGCGCGTATTTCAGATTCCATTAATCATGATAGAAAGAGATAGAACCTTGATGCAACATAAAATGAGGGATTTCATCTCTTTTTTATTTGATGTCTATGGAAAGCCGAAAGATATAAAACTTTCATTCGATTATGAGCCAGATAAATATTACATTGTTCAGTGCGCTTCACAAATTGATGCCGAAAGAGCAATAAATACTGGCAGAATGTCTATTGGGTTAGTAGCATACAATCCCCATGCATACAGCCAAGTATATTCAGACGAAATCACATGGGGCAGTGAAGTTATTACGTTCCAGTCAAGCTATTTGCTAGGTCATAGCGGCTCTAATGGGTTAGTAAATATAACAGGCGCAACAAATCTAAGTGTTATAGTTGATGGAATGGCAGTTAAGCCGGTGATTGAGATTACAGGCAGTGCAACAGACCTAGTCATTAGTGCAAATGGGTATACAATATCACTTGGGACATTTACAAATGCTTCATGGGTGATAGATTGCGAAACATATACAGTAATAAAAGACGACGCAGGAACGTTTATATCTAATTTTCGTGATTTTATTTTAATACCAGGTGATAACAATATATCAATCACCGGGACGGGAATTAGCTTGTTAATTAGAATCAAATCAAGAGATAAATACATCTAAATACTTAAAAACTTACATAATACAACAAGGAAATTATTGCAATTTTAATTCTGATGTCCTATAATTCACAGTATAGGGGGCATATAAATATGAAAAGTAAAACGATTAAAATTATTATTGCAATAGTATTCCTACTTTTGTTAGGAGGGAATATTATAATGGCGAATTTATTATTAACAACAGACACGCTTGCAGAAGGAAAAGATAAGATTAACGCAATAATCCAAGATGCAGAAGAAGCGGTTGCAACAGCAGAATCAGCTAGCGTGAAATCACAAACTGCTTTAGATGCTGCAAATGCCGCACTTGCTAATTCGGAATCTACCCAAACACAACTTAATCAAATTGTAATAGATGGAGATTCTTCCGTTGAGGCAGCGCAAGCAAGAGTAGATGCTTCTGGATTTGCATATGGCGTTTTAAAAGAAAGATTAGATACAGAATATGCGAAAGTTAATTCGCAATTGGCAGATTTTGTGACAAAGAAAAGAACTTTTCACGCAAACAGAACCATAAACAAATTAAAAAACGGAGAAGCAGTTACAATAGTATTTTTAGGTGATAGTATTACAGATGATTTTTATGTAGCAAATGGACACGTTGCTCAATTAGAGACATGGTTAAACGGTTTGTATCCGGGATTGGTTACAGTAATTAATGCAGGAGTTGGCGGAAATAATATTAAGCAAATGTGGGATAGATTGTATTCGTCAGTTCTTATAAACAATCCTGACCTAATAATTGTTTCAAGTGGTACGAACGATAATGACGGTGGTGCGGCAATATCAACATCATTATTCAGACAGTATTATGGAGAGTTAATAAAAGAAATTTTGTCTACAAACGATATTGATGTTATATTGAGAAGTTCAACTCCATTAATGGATGAATCAAGAAATATAGTCTTAGAAAGCTTTAATAAAATAACAGAAGAAACTGCAAGGAAATACAATTTAGGATTTTATGATGTATATTCTATGTTTGAAAGTTCTTTCGCTGATGGTAGCATTGTTCAAGCTGATATAAATTTAGACGGTACACACTTGAATGAGTTAGGACAAACTTATATAGCTGAATGGTTTAAACCTTATTTTGTGCCAACCGATTTCATTGAAACACCTTCAAGTTTATATAATATGCTAAATGGCCTTGATGGATTTAAAGTTTATAATACTGGTGCTGTACAGACAACCAGTCCTAGTACTATAGGTGGCAAGTTCTTTTATTTTAATTCACCAAATAATTATGTTTCGACGGAATTTGATGGGGAGGAAGTAACCATTGTATATACTTCTGGTGCAGCATTAGGGCAATTTGTCGCAGAAATCGATGGGGTATCACAAACTTTAGTTGATACATATAATCCTTCTACAGTTTTTAGAAATTCAATAACTTACAAATTAACACCTGGTAAACATACATTAAAGATAATTAATCAATCAACAAAAAATGCTAGTTCATCAAACACATTACTACATATACAAGCTATAATATATAAAAACACACAATCTTTCCCTGATAAAAACATTCCTATTTTTGTTGATTTTGCATGGGTGTATCAATCGGTTGAACAAACATTAACAAGTGGCTCTCCATATCTATTAATTACAAATAGCAGAGTGGATGATACAAAACTCCTAACGGTAAGTTCTGGAACGTTTACGTTTGCAAAATCTGGCGTATACGATATTTTGTTTACAATGAAGGTTATTGCAACCGAAAATGCAGACATAGTTGTAAGGCTAGAAGTGAATGGAAGCATGAACAAAAAGTATGTTTATGACAAGATATCTTCTGCTATAGGAACTCAAAGCAAAACCGTAGATTTACACGATATATTATCATTAAACAAAGATGATTATATTAGAGTATACATTACGGTGGGTGGTGTAACGCCAAAAATCACACCGAGTTTAAAAGTAGTAAAACTTTAATTAACAATCGGAACATATTGCGACACAAGAGATTATCTTAACAGGTAGTCTCTTTTTAATTGAAAAGGGGTGATGAATTGATTGTAGTAAAAGATACGAATGTGAATGATATAGGTATTTTAGAAAATGCGTTCGATACTCCAACAGAAAGAAATGTGAATGAGGTATGGCAATTTTCTTTTAGTCTACCGCTTAACGATATAAAAAATGAGTTGTGTAGCCATCTAAATTATATTGAGGCTATTGGTGACAGCAGAAGAAATTACGGACTATACCGTATTATGCCTACAGAAACCGTAAAAAATGCAAGCAATGAAAGCATAACATACTCGTGTGAACATGTTATATCTACATTGTTAGACGATGTCATGGATGGATATTTTCAATATAGCGGATATTCGACATCACAAGTCATACAGAACATTTTAAATCTGCAGGAAACGGAACGTTGGGTATTAGGTGAATGTGATTTTAATTATTTTTATGAGTATTCTTTCGAAAATGAAAATGGTCTGTTAGCTCCAATATTGAGCATCCCAATAGCCTTTAATATGCCTTATGAGTTTACATATGATACCACTGTTTATCCGTGGGTATTAAATCTAAAGGCGGTATCCGATGATGTTAAATCCGAAATCAGATGGGGCAAGGACATGTTGGATTTTAACAACATATCAGACCCAACCGATATTGTAAATTATTTAATACCAAAAGGGTTTGGCGAGGGCGTAAATCAATTAACAATCGAACGTGTCAATAGTGGACAAAAATATTTAAAAGATGATGCATCTATAACCAAATGGGGTAAGCGGTCTTATATTTGGATTGATAAAAGCATGGAAGACGCTACAACATTAAAAGCCAAAGCGCAAGCACTTCTTAACCAATGGAAAGAGCCTAAAATATCATTTAGTGTGAACGGTGCTGATTTATCAATATTGCCTGAATACGCACACGAAAGAAGAATGTTAAATACAGTAACTAGAATCATAGTTGAAGATAAAGAATATTCGGCTAGAATCGTAGGCGAAAAAATATCTGATTTATCGAAAGAATATGAAGTTTCATATCAGATAAATAATAAAATTTCTAGCATTGCAACTACCCAAGCTGAATTGGAGCGTAAGCAACAAGTCAATGAAGCGTATAGTCAAGGTGCTACAAATATGTATAATTTTACTTACCAAGACAACTGCGATAATTTAATTCCTGCTTACATTCCCTTTATTATTGATAACGATGTTGTAAACGTAAATACTTGTGAACTAACTTTCCGAACAAAGAAATTTCGCGGTGATTTTGGAATTATAGAAACTGAAAATCAATCAATTTCAACCGATAGCACAACTGTTAGCGGCACTCCATCTTCGCACTCACATGGAATAACAATTCCAGGGCATACGCACTTTGCCAAAATAGGAATAGTTGAGTATGAAGTAAATATCACGAGCGTAACTATAAAAGTGGATGGTAACACAGTGGACTTTACAGGAACTAGTGCAGACAGACTAAATATCGTTTCATATTTATCAAAAGATACAGATGGAAAAGTCGCAAGAGGAAGACACGAAATAGAAATATATCCAAACATGGCAGCAAGGGTTGAAGCAGATATTATATTAAGAGTATTTATACAGAGCCGATTAGGTGGAGTTTATTAATCCGTTTATGGCTCTTTTTAAAATTCACATGATGAGAGGTAGATAAATGTCAGATACAATTATAGTTGCAGTAATAAGTCTTGTAGGTACCTTGGGTGGGTCTTACATGGGGGTAAAGGCCAGTAATAAATTAATTGCTTATCGCATCCAAGAGCTAGAGAACAAGGTAAATAAGCATAACAATATAATCGAGCGCACGTTTAAACTGGAAGAACGACAAGCGGTCACAGACGAACAAATCAAAGTAGCCAATAACCGAATCAAGGATTTGGAAGAAAAGGAGAAGTAACCATGAAAGAAAAATTATCAAAATTAATTAACGTAAAATCAATTATTACTATTGCATTAACTGGAATATTCGCGTTTTTATCTGTGCGCGGAGATATCACAGGAGAGCAGTTTTTAATGATTTTTACTACAATTATTGCTTTTTATTTTGGCACTCAAACAGAGAAGAAAAAGGATGGTGAATAACAATGAAAATAGCATTAACAGTAGGGCACTCCATCCTCAAATCAGGAGCCATCACATCTGCAGACGGTACCAGGTTTGGCGGTGGCAATGAATATAAGTTCAATAAGACATTTTCAAAATATCTCTCGAAAGCATTGCGTAAAAACGGTCACGAGGTAGATGTTGTCATTTGCCCAGAGAAGAAATTTACAAAATCCACGCAAGAAAAAAACTACAAATTAGACATTGTCAACGATGAAGAAAATGCTTATGATCTGATTATTGAACTACACCTAAACGCATCCGATAACTCTAACGCAAAAGGCGCCGAAGTATTATACATATCAGAAAAAGGCGAGGCTTATGCAAAACGCGTACAAGCTAATTTAAGCAAGGTTTTTGATAATAGAGGGATAAAGTTAAGGACAAACCTTTATATGTTGTCACAAACGAAGCCAGTGTGTATTATGCTAGAAACTTACTTTTGTACCAATAAGAAAGAATGGCATTATGCGAGACTGCATAAAGGCTACTTGGCCAAATTAATCGCAGATGGAATAGGATGATAAGAATACCCCACTACCTTAATCGGCGGTGGGGTTATTTTTTATTCAAATAATTCGTTCATTAACTTTTTAATACTATCTCTCCTTTGGTTTGTTTCTGATATATCTATCTCAATCTTATCAACAGATATCGTTAAACAATCTCCCTCTTTTGATTCTTGCGGAATCTTTATTCTTTCAATATCTTGCATCGTTCCATCTTCTAATTCAAGCACAGCATATTTTCCTTCGAACCTATCAATTATAGCTTTCATAACTAAACATCTCCTATGGATTGCATATTTCACATGGTGTCAAGCCTTTACTTAATACATCATCTAAAGTAGTCTCTATTTTACTTTTCAGCGCAGAGCAATTCTCACGATGATATTTTTTACCTGTTTTTGTTACATATACAATTTGGCTGTCATTTTCAATTGCCTCGTGTTCGAAAATGTCCGCATCTATTGCGACACTCTTTCCGTTGCTCGTTGCAATAATGGTCCTGCTTTCGTCAGTACGATAAATATCAACGCCATGGTTAGATAACATATCAAGCACCGAATCAGTAGGGTGCCCGTAGTTGTTTTTGCCAACAGATATAACTGCACTATCAGGGTCTACAGCATCAATTAATTCTTCGGTCGTACTGGAATCGGAACCATGATGTCCTACCATGAGTACATCTGCACTTATATCAATTTTATTCTTGATTATATCATTAATAGCCTTTTCTTCTGCATCTCCAACAAATAAAAAACTGGTATCTCCATTTTCAAGCTTAAGCCCAATCGAAGAATTATTATTATCACTGTAAGTTTTATTCGGTGCAATAATTGTAAACTCTGCGTCCCCAATTTCATATTCAGTTCCAACTTTAGGCTTGGTAATTTTAAGACCTTTCTTTTTAATTGCTAAAAGCAGGTTTTCATATGTTTTGCTTGTGTGCGACTTATTAGGCATTATAATTTTGCCTATGGTGTAATTATTTACTATACTGATTGAGCCACCTATATGATCTGCATCTGGATGTGTTAAAATTAAATAATCTAACTTTTTAATTTTCTGCTTTTTCAAGTAGTCAGCAACAGTATTTTTTTCTCTCCCCGCATCTATAAGCATATATTTGCTATTTGATTCAATCAAAACCGCATCTCCTTGTCCGACATCAATATAATGTACTTTCATTGTGTTAGACGATGCAAAAACCTGTATACTGAAAACAGATACTATTGCTATTGCAAAGATTAATAATAATGCGCTTACCCTTTTAATTGATTTCATTATATTCCTCCTTAGTTATTTATAAGTAAAATAATACCATTACATACAAAATCATGCAATACTTTCTTTAGAATATAATAAAAAATAAAACCCTGCTTGAATAAGCCAGGGTAATGTTATTTTTTCCGAATATTTATAAGATACTGCCGAAACTCTTCCAATTTTAACATTTCCGTTGCTGTTAACGCGTTGTCTAAATTAATACCTAACAACCATGATATCGGAGCATCCAGAGCATCAGCCAATTTATATAGTTCTGTTAAAGTTATTTCTCGCTTGCCAGTTTCCAGGTCGGAAAAAGCGGACTGGCCTATATTTATTGCCTGGCAAATATCACTTTGCTTTAACCCTTTATTTTTACGTGCTATGTATATTTTATTACCTAAACTAACTTTATCGTACATGCAATCACACCTCTAATGAATGATAGCATACCAGTATATGTCAATCAATACTTAGCAAACTAATATCTTGATGCAAGATAATATATCTATAAGACAGATATATTGTAAATTACAAGGCGACAAAATGGGTATAACTAGATTGTAAATAGTAAAATACGGAAAACATACCATTATTTACCATGGTTAAATTTACATAAAACTCTTGCAAAAACATGGTCCTGTTTTATACTTAAATAGTAAACAAAAATTACGAAAAAGTATTGCAAAAATAGAACACATGTTCTATAATATTTCTACAAGGAATGAACGAAAGAGGGTCGAGAAAGGAATGGTTAATAGGATGGAGAAAGGTTTGCAAGAAGAATACGCAAAATTCATTGCATGGAGGTGCAAGATCGCGGAAGAAAATGTGCGTGAAAAGGCTAAGAATGTTGGGATGCATAATGAGCCAGACGACCTTTTTATAACGACTATGATTGAATGCTACAAATGTGGATTTATGGACAGAGACAAATTATCAAATATCGTAGTGTAATTAATTAGCCACCTGTATTAGGTGGCTAAGCTTTTAATGTTGGCAACGCTTACATTTTGTCTACATTCTTCACACACCAACAGCATTTGCTATATATACTATAGAATACCATAAATAACGATATATTGCATTGTATCGTTTTTGCGCTATAATTTAAATAATTATATAATACTAAAAATAACCACAAGAAACTAATAATTATATGGTATACACATAGTGTGCACGTGGAGACGGTCTGTTGTCTACAAAGGGTGAAAAACGAATCATAGACGATTCGTATGTAGAAACTCTTGAATTTACGCACTTTGGGAGGTTTTCAGAAAGATAGAGGAGTTAGTAGTAACCCGGCAGATATGATCCGTATGCAGAAAGTGGTAGCATTTCTTGGCGTTCTCATGTGTAATGTATAAACAGCTTAAGACGTAGAGAAAGACAGAAGTTTACAAGAAAGATTCGTTTTTTTTCTATGTGAGGGTGTTCATAATTTATAGCAGAACCGTAATTGATTTAGCATATGCTGATCTTTTGCGGTTCTTTTTTTATAAAAAGAAAAGGGAATTTGGTTAAGGAAGCAGAATTAGCCAGTATCAACATATTGGCTTTATTAACTATGAAAAAGAGTTAAGAATAAGTTACAATTGCGGTTTATAGCTTAATGTATTATAATGTAAATAGAACTAATGGTAGATTTATCCATGGAATAGAATTACTCCTAGCATTGGTTTTTAGTTACATTATAATTGGCTTAACAAAAAACTGAAAGAGCAAGATTTACCAGAAATAAGTATATATAAGAAATGAACACCAGATATGTAAAATAGATGGTTACTTGTAAAAAATTTGTAAGCTGCTTATGCTAGAATAAACTATAGTAGAGGCAGAATAAACAGCCAATTTATACAGAGGATAAAGTCCTTGGAGAGGGACGATAAACACTACTACTATATAATGTGAGGATGAAATCTATGCTACAAAAAAAGATAACGGCATTTTTATTGATCGTAGTTTTATTTGCTATTTCAAGCAGCCCGGCTAAAGTAATGGCAGAAGTAACGCCACCGGTAGCAGCAGCAGGAACTGAGAGTATTATTGTAAGCAATTTTACCAGTGGAGCTACTTTAAAACTTTATTTATGGACAGGTGGAATCTTGCAACTAACAGCGCCAGATGTAACCGATACAACATATACATTTACGAATGTTGTTCCAAATTCAGGCGGCTACTATGTAACCCAGTTTATAGGTGGTGAGGAAAGT